TGAACTACGAAGGAAGCACTCTGCCAGGATTCAGTGGTGCAGCACTTGTGAACCCAATGGGAAAGATTGTGGGAATGCACTGGGGCTGCGCAGCGAAGAAGAACTGTTCCTGGGAGATGAAATACATCGAGGCCATCATAAAGAATACCCCGACCTACACGGTACACAATACTAAGTGTAGGGTCGATTGTCAGGACAGGCATGAGCTCCCCAGGGAATTGGAGAACCTACCACGATCTGAACTACTAAGACACGGCATTAACGTGGAAAGTAGTGAGGATTTTGTCATACAGGGAGTCAAGAAAGATCTTGAGAAGGCTCGACGCAACAATTACACCATACAGTATATTGACCTGGGTGACAACACTGGGAGACATTTGTACAGGGATACGGAGGGAAACTTCCTGATAGTACCTAACTTGTTGGATGCGAATAACGAGTACTATGACGCGGAAATGGAGGACAACATCCATGCCACGCAATTCCGAGACGAAGATGCAGAAGTTTTGAATAGCTTCAGCAGGCAGTTCGGAACTGTTGAGATCCGCGGATATGGAAAGAAAGCGCTCTACCGTGCTAGGGAAAACCTGGACTACGAAGCGGCCCAGCGGCCCACGTTGCAGCAGAATAATCAAGTGATGCAGGCTGCATTCGATACTGTTGGTGAGAGCGCTAGCCCAGTAATACCAGCTATTGAGGCTGGAGAGGCGGCTTCGGTTGCCTCCCCTGCGGAGTCTGTGAGATCTTCGGAGCTCGAGATGGAGTCTTTGCCAAAGGAGGAAACGAGGCAATTGAGGCGGAATGTGGCTATGACGAGTGACATGTTGGTGTCCAACGCTATGGCGAACGGACCCGGCGGAAGGGTAAATCTAATGGCTATCACGGCTGTGATGTCGGCCTTGTCCTTCCTGTTTGCTCAGGAGGATGAAGAGTTGTACGTCGACGACAAGGAGCTCACTGCTCAGATGCTCAAGGAGGAGCTGAGGGAGAGGAGCGAGCTGTTGGAGAACGTGCACCTCCGATTGGCCGACGAATGGCTGGATTTCTGTTTTGACCAACCTGAAGTCGCGGAACGTATACTAGAGTGCCGAAATCAACTGGCACTTGAAAGCAAGAAGCAGAGAGCAGTAAAGAAGAGGCGAGAACGATTGAATAGAAGGAAGAGGTTCGAGGAGGAATACCAATTGGAGGCCGCAGACGCAGAGTTCCTGGCTGACGGAAGAGTCCGAAACCAGGGAAACTTGCCGGCGCCGGTCCAGCTAAGGCTAGGACCGGCGCGTGGAGAAGATATCCAACTCCAGGACAGGCGAGCGGAGGCCCTTTTGGCCGACTTGGACCAGAGACCAATATTCAGACAGGACCTCGCCAAGCGCGCTTTCATACAAGACGAAGCGCGCCGGGTGATGCTGCATGTCGCTTCCTTGCGGGACGCTCTAGCGGTCAAGATACAGGAGTATCAGGACGACAACAAGAACGCGCTCCACAGGCAGCCATACCAAGTCTCGAGAGCGCTGGCTTTGAGCCAGCTTGTGAACATGTTGCTACAGTACGTCAAGGAGACCAACAGGATAGGTACCGATATCAACAACGAGATCCAAAAGAAGACGGAAACGGACAAAGATCTGAAGAAGGTGATAAGAGCTTACATGAAGTACGCGAAGGAAGAATACCCGCCACAGATGACGATCACGGATCTGGACATCGACCAGTTCAGGGAATTCCATCGCGCGATGGCAGCGGCCATAGCGAGACTGGAGTACCTCTGGGGAGAGATGCAGGACCTACAACTGGAGAGTGCATCAGAGGAAGGATGGATGGACAGCTCTATGGATCAGTCAGTGATGAGCTTACTGAATTTTGCCCGGCTTGTGAAGAACGACACCGAGTTGGAGGAGCGGATTGCGGCTGCGGAGACCTGTTTGAGGGAGAGGGTTGCCTCACTGGAAGAACAAACCAGTTCAAATGGACTGGCAAAGGAGCAGGTATCGCAGTTGCAAATGGCGAATGCCCAGTTGCTAAGGGACAGGGAGTCCCTCGAGCAGAGGGTACAAGCTCTGCTGGACCAACTAGCGGAACAGAAATCAAGCTCGGCAGTAAGTACAGCTATGGCGGTGTATGCTCCTGTAGTGAGCACTTCACCGGAGCAGAAAAGTATGCCTGGCCCCCAAAAGGGGCTAGAGCCATTGCAAGCTCGCTCTGTTACCACGCCGGAATGTACCGTCAAGCAAGGCGCGAGCTCAAGCCAGAGCTCGCCGAAATCTGCAACGGGGCAGGCGCACAAGGCCAAGCATTAAAGAGGCTGTTAGCTCGTAGGACGGCGGAACACTTTAAAGCCATCTCAAGTACAGTGCATCCAGCACTGGAGAGAGGCGAGGTGTCTCCGGCGGAGATGAATGCATTAATTAATTCATCTCTGGATCCGGCGAGTAGCCCAGGCTGGCCATATAAACAGTACGCCCCCCCCGGAAGCGAGGCCACGAACCGTAATATATTCGGGTTCAGTGATTTTCTCGGCCGATATACTAATGAGCCGATGATTGAGTACTTGCGCACAGACGTCAGCAGGAGGATCCAGGCTCTTAAGGACCCTGGGTCGGAACGACACTCCGACCCTGTCTATATGTTTATCAAGGACGAGCCAAACAAGATGTCAAAAATAGAGAAGAGAGCGTATCGACTGATTAGCGGCGTTAGCGTCGTGGACCAGATGGTGAGTGCTCTAATATTTCGAGATATGCTACTAAAGCAGCTTGACAGGTGGACAGAAGTTCCAGCGAAGGTCGGGTGGTCTCCAGCGCAAGCTGGACATAAGCTCCTATACAAATTAATTGGAGCTAAGTATTGCGATACTGTCGCCGCCGACAAGAGTAGCTGGGACTGGACCCTCCAGCCATGGGCAGTTGAAGTGTTGATCGAAGTGTTTAAAGAGCTTTTGCCGTTGGATGAGCAACATCATGAGTTGATAGCGAACCACGTGAGAGCCGTGCTTGGGCCTAGAGTTCTGATCTTCCCAAAGGAGAAAGGGATGATGCAGGTC